TATAGGCGGTCTTGACCTTGTGGCGGAATGGGCCGGTTTTCAGACGGTGGGCCAGTGCGAATGGGCAGATTACCCAACAAAGGTATTGGAAAAGCATTGGCCTGATGTTCCACGGTGGCGGGATATTAGGACGCTTACATGGGAGAGCTTTTATGAACGAACAGGAATTTACACAGTTGACGTTATTTCAGGAGGATTCCCATGCCAGCCGTTTAGTTCAGCCGGGAAGCGCAGAGGCGCGGAAGATGACCGCTATCTCTGGCCTGAGATGTTGCGAGTTGTTGAAGAGTTCAAGCCGTCTTGGGTTGTTGGAGAAAATGTTGCTGGAATCGTATCATTGGCGCTCGACAAGGTGCTTTCTGACCTGGAAAATCAAGGCTACGAGACAAGGGCGTTTTTATTTCCAGCTTGCGCCATCAACGCCCCACACAGGAGAGACAGGGTTGCGATTGTTGCCCACTCCAAGAAAGACAATGGCAACCATGGGCGTACACAAGAAAAAAGAAACAATAGAGAAGAAACACCCTTGGAACATAGAAGACGAACTTGGTGGGACGCCGAACCCGGAGTATGCAGAGTGGTTAATGGGGTTCCCACAAGGTTGGACATCAACAGAGATGAATGCCTCGGAAACGCAGTAGTCCCTCAGCAGTTTTACCCGATATTCAAGGCAATAGCGGATGTTGACGAATAGATGGGATTTATCGACCGGCTTTGTAAGGAGGTGGCGGCACGTGGAATGGATTAGCGTGAAGGATTTGTTTCCGAATGAGGATGGTATGTTTTTGGTATATGAGCCGCATATCGGAGTATATATCGCCTACGTCACGAAGCAAAACGGCGACTATTTCTGGTGGAAAAGCAGTTTAACACCAAGAAACGCCGTTACTCATTGGTTGCCGTTACCTGAGCCGCCAAAAACAATCTTAACCTAAGCCATCCCCTGGGCAAACTTCCTCTAAGAAAGGAGCCAGAACATGAAAGCCAGAATCCCCTCAATCTACAAAACCAGCCGCCGTCAGGCAAAAATGGCCATTGATGTTGCGAATACCGAGATACGGCACGCGGCGTACAGAATGTATCTTATCTCCTGCCTTGCCTTAAGGGATATGGGCTTTGGGGAAAAGCGAATGAACGAGTTTATTTTTCATCTAAACGAGTATCTGAATGAATACGGTGAAAGGCGCTCCGGAGATATTGCAGATTCAAAGCTCTTTCAGGAGGTGGAGAAGGCGTGCTGCATTCCGGTGGATGAAAAAACAAAAGCGGAAATGCTGGAGTATGAGAAGCAGAGATTTTGGAAGAAATAAAAAGAAATGGTGTGATATTCAAAGAAATTATTATTTAAATTTATTTTTATAATGTTGAACATAAATTATATTTATGATAAAATAAAAATTAGAATGATTTTATGATAGATTTTTGAATGAGAGGTGGTGGTTGTGGCCGCAAGGCTGACGGATAAGCAAAAAAAGAAAATCGTTGCTGACTACGTTCAGCTTGGCAGCTATAACGCCACAGCAAAGCTCAATGGCGTTTCAAAGGATTCCGTGAAGCGCGTTGTTCTAAATTGCGAAGATTTCGCCCAAAAGGCGCAACAGAAAAAAGAGGAAAACACCGCTGACATTCTCGACTACATGGAAAGCCAGCGGGATGACGTTTGCAAAGTGCTGGGGATCTGTCTGAGCGAGCTGAAGAAGACGGAGCGGTACGAAAAGACACCACCTCAGCAGATCGCTACCACGATGGCGATCCTGATCGACAAGTACACCGCATTCGGCGGCGGGCCGAAGGATGAAGTCGAAGAAGACGGCCTGAGCCGTAGCCTAAGAGAATTGGGGGAGGAGTTGGAGAGCGATGAATGAACCGAAAAAGTACAGAAAAAAGCCTGTTGAAATTGAAGCAATGCAGTGGAATGGGCACAACATTTCAGAGATTTGTAAATTCGTGGGTAAAGATGTTTCACACCTCCTGCTTTCCGGACACCTGTATATTCAGACGTTGGAGGGGCCCCATCACGCCAGCGTTGGCGACTACATCATAAAGGGCATAAATGGAGAGTTTTACCCATGCAAGCCCGATATTTTTGCCAAGACCTACGAGGCTGTATGATTTCAGAAAAGCAAAAGAAAATCCTCGCATTTCCATACAGCCCCTATGACGTTCTAATTTGTGACGGCGCAGTCCGTTCCGGCAAGACCTCCATCGAGGTTGTGGCATTTGTCGACTGGGCAATGCGGGAGTTCAGCGGCCAACGGTTCGGCATCTGCGGAAAGACCGTGGGGAGCGCCGTGGAGAACATGGTGATACCGTATATCTCCATGCACTACGCGAAAAATCGGTACACGCTTCATTGGAGGCGTTCGCAGAAGATTCTTGAGGTACGCCGGGGCCGCAAGGTCAACTACTTTGAAGTGTTCGGGGGCCGGGACGAGAGCAGCTTCGCGCTGATTCAGGGCCGAACGCTGGCCGGGGTGCTGCTGGATGAAGTAGTGCTCATGCCGGAGAGCTTTGTCAACCAAGCGTTGGCCCGCTGCTCTGTGGACGGCGCGAAGATTTGGTTCTCCTGCAACCCTGGCAATCCGTCCCACTGGTTCAAGCAAGAGTGGATAGATAAACGGGAAGAACACAACGCCCTCTATCTCCACTTTGAAATGACGGACAATCCGAGTTTAAGCGAGAAGACGCTTGCCCGGTACAAGTCCTACTATCCGCCCGGTGTATTCTATGACCGCTATGTGCGTGGATTGTGGGTAGCCGCCGAGGGTTTGATCTACCCTATGTTCGATAAAGACCGCCACGTCCTGAGCAAAGAACCGGACACAGAGGGCGAATACTACGTTTCCAGCGACTATGGAATCCAAAACCCCAATGTATTCCTGCTGTGGCGTAAAGAGCGCCTTACAAAGCGTTGGATTTGCTTGAGAGAGGACTATTACTCTGGCCGGGACGAGCGGCACCAACTGACCGATTCGGAGCTTGTGGACAGGCTGGCCGCAATGCTGAACGGAATCATGCCGAAATTCGTTATCCTAGACCCTTCTGCATCCTCCATGAAGGCGGCCTTACAGCGGAGAGGGTATCATGTACTGGCGGCGAATAACGATGTGCTGGACGGCATTTCAGACGTTGCCACGATGCTGCATGACGGGCAGCTTGGATTTATGGAGTGCTGCGAGAATACGATAGCGGAGTTCGGCTCCTACTTTTGGGACGAAAAGGCGGCGGATGCGGGCGTGGATGCTCCTCTGAAAACGGATGACCATGCGATGGACGCAATTAGGTATTTTTGCAAGACCATGCGCCTTGTGCAAAAGAACAACAAAAAGCAGCGCGATTCGATTTTTGGCAGCGCACAACAGACTTTTTGAGGTGAGAAAAATGAAAATCCTTGTAGCCTGCGAAGAATCTCAAGCGGTTACAAAAGAATTGCGCCTGCTGGGCCACGAAGCCTATTCCTGTGACATAGAGCCGTGTTCCGGCGGTCATCCTGAGTGGCATATACAGCAGGACGTAAGGCCTATCATAAACGGCCATGCGAGCTATTGCGGATACGATGTTTATAAAGCTCCATTTCCGATTTTCAGAGCACAAGACGGTAGCTATCATGATTTACCTATCCGATGGGATATGCTTCTTGCATTCGTACCGTGTACCTATCTCAGCAACGCAGGAGCAAGACATCTTTTTCGTGGCGGTCAGTTAAACCAAGAGCGCTACCAAAAAGGGCTTGCGGCAAAAGAGTTTTTTATGTTATTTTACAATGCAGATTGCCCACGTATCGCCATTGAAAATCCTGTTTCCAGCCGCATATATCAAATGCCGCCACATACACAGGAAATTCAGCCGTGGCAGTTTGGACACCCTGTGCAGAAAAAAACGCGCCTATGGCTGAAAGGGCTACCGCCTCTTATGCCGACAGAAATTGTACCGCCTGACTGCGGTTGTCATGAAGCAGGAACGTGGTTCATGAAAGGCGGAAAAGACCGGCAGAAAAACAGGGCAAAGACCTTTTCCGGCGTTGCCCGCGCTATGGCGGAACAGTGGGCTGGAAAGGCATAGAAAGCTGGTGATTGACCATCAAGACATATCAGGACTTGCAAGCAGTAGGCCAAGACGAAAAGGCCCACATTGCGTTTATCGAGGACGTGATAAGGGAGCACAAGGCCAGCTTCGGCTATACATTCGCCGTCAAGGCCAAGAAATACTATGACGGCGTGAACCCCACAATCAACGAATACGAAAAGCTGATCTACGACATGCAGGGCAAGGCTCACAAGGATATGTGGACGGCCAACCACAAGATTGCAAGCCGGTTTTTCGGGTTCGACGTTGACCAGGCTGTGAGCTATCTGCTGGGCAATGGCATTTCCTTCTCCAAAAAGGACACGCTGGACAGGCTTGGGCCTGACTTCTACGAGCAAGCGTGGGATGCGTTGAAAGCGGCCCAGGTCGGCGGCGTGTCGTTTGGGTTCTGGGATAACGGCCAGTTGTTTGTATTCAAGCGGACGGAGTTTGCACCGCTCTACGACGAGGAAAACGGCGCATTGTCCGCCGGTGTGCGGTTTTGGCAGTTGGACAAAGACAAGCCGTTGCGCTGTACGCTCTATGAGCTTGACGGGTACACGGAGTATATCAAGCGCAAGGGCGAGAATATGGAAGTCAAGCAGGAAAAGCGGAAATACATTCTCCATATAACGGGAAATCAGCTTCAGGGAGATGTGATCTATGACGGAGAGAATTACGACGGGTTCCCAATCGTCCCCCTGAAAAACAACGAAGACTGTATTTCTGAGCTGTACGGCAAGCAGAACACCATTGATGCGCTCGACCTCTGCACTTCCGGGATGGTGAACAACGTCGATGAAGGAAATATTATCTACTGGGCGCTGCAAAACTGCGGTGGGATGGATGAGGTGGACGCAGCTAAATTCCTTGAGCGGGTAAAAACGTCTCACATTGCCTTTATGGACGGCGCAGGAGAGGGTGCAACAGCAGAACCGCACAGCATCGAGGCCCCGTATGTTGGCACTCAAACCGCCATTGATACGCTTACAAAAAGGCTGTATGAGGACTTCCAGGCGTTTGACGTTTCCGCTGTCACCGCTGGGAATCAGACGGACACGGCAATCAAGGCCAGCTATGTTCCCCTTGACCTCAAAACAGACCGGCTGGAACGGCAGTTGACCGGATTTATCAACGGCATTCTCAAACTGGCCGGAATTGACGATAAGCCGACTTACACCAGAAACCAGATTGTCAACAGGCAAGAGGAAATGCAGACGCTCCTGATGGCCGCGCCTTATGCAGATGACGAATACGTCACCACAAAGGCGCTGACCATTCTCGGGGATGCCGACATAGTGGACGATGTGCTGAAACGCCGGGCGGCAGATGATTTAGGCCGGTTTGACGGAAATAACCCGCAGGACGGCGGGAATGAGGCGGAGGAAGGGGAGGTAAAAAGTGTATAACAGGTGGAATAAGGAGCGGTTAAAAAGAAGGTATGAGAGAATTTTGGAGGAGGCAAAAGGGAAAGGTTTTACAGACGAAGAACTTGAAAGCCCATATCTCGATAAATTAAGTCGCCAGACTGGGAGTAAACGAATTATGCGAATGATTGAGCTTGCCTACTATCTTGGGGAGCTTCGCGGTGTCCGTGATGTAGACGAAGGATATACTCCCGTGACGCTTTCATGAAGCCTGACCTCGCCCACCGCCTTACCGACCAAGAGCTTGCCGCCCTTGAAAAGCGCATCGCCGCCGAATACAAAAAGGCCGCTGACGAGCTGACCGACAAAATCAACGCCTACTTTGAAAGCTTCAAAAAGCGCGACGCTGAGACAAAGGCACTGATCGGCACTATCGTCAACGGCAGGGAGTACACCGAACAGGACTATAAGCAATGGCGGCTGGCGCAGATCGGGCGCGGAAAACGGTTTGAGGCCCTGCGGGACAGGGTGGCGGAAAGGATGACAGACGCAAATATTGTTGCCGCCGCCTACATAAACGATCAGACGCCGGGCATCTACTCTCTGAACCGCAACTATGCCGCTTACACCATCGAACAGCAGGTAGGGGCTGACGTGGGCTTTGACCTGTGGGATGAGCAGACGGTCAAGCGCCTGATTGTGGAGCAGCCGGACCTCATGCCCTACTATCCGCCGAAACGGGCGGTGAAGCGTGGGATAGACCTTGACTGGGGCAAGCGGCAGATTACCGCACAGGTGACAAGCGGCATCCTCCAAGGGGAGAGTATCAAGCACCTGGCAGACCGCCTCCAGACCAACATCCCGAACATGAACCGGGACAGCGCCATCCGGGCGGCGAGAACGGCCGTCACCGGCGCACAGAACGCGGGACGGGCGGCGGCTTATCATGCGGCAACGGGAATGGGCATCAAGCAAAAAATTACCTGGCTTGCCACATTGGACGGAAGAACCCGCCACGCCCACGCCGCAGCAGATATGCAGGAAGTGGACGAGGGGAAACCGTTCAATGTCGGCGGGGAAAAACTTCGGTTCCCAGGTGACCCACACGGAAGCCCGTGGAATATCTATAATTGCCGCTGCACGACCTTTTCCCATCCATTAGGCGTGGATATGAGCGATGCCAAACGGCGCGCTGTAGACCCTGTGACCGGGGAGAACGAGGTTATCGGGAGTATGACCTATTCTGAATGGCTGACAATGAAAAAGCGGCAGCATGGTGAGGAAACGGTCGATACGGCGTTTAAGCGGATTCGGCGGGAATCCTCAGACCGAAAACAATTTGAGGAATACAAGGCTGTTTTGGGCAAAAACGCTCCGAAATCTTTTGCAAAATTCCAGGATTTGAAGTATAATAACCCTGAGAAATGGGACGCGCTGAAAACGGAGAAACGGCAGACCGTTGTTGTAAAGGATGCCCCATGCGTGACCACGCCGAAAAAGTACACAGGATATTTTTTGAAGCCGGGAGCAAACCACGCAGATGATTTTTTCAATGTTGGATATACGCAGGATAACCCGTTGCAGCTGCGGTACGATATGGCACGGCAGTTTGATATGGAGAATGCAGTTAGCTTCTCAACAGATAACGACGGCAAAGAAAGATTTAGGATTTACATGGAACTTGGTGTCGAAGAAAAGAAGCGATTTAGAACAGCTTGGATAAAAGACAGCACAGACAGCAAGCCAAGAATTGTTACTGCTTTCAGAGAGGACGACTGATATCATGATTGAAGAATATGAGCATGTGCGGATAAAAAAGACAGGTGTAACGGGCATTGTTGTCGATATATCTGAAAGGGCCGGAAAGAGATATTATATCGTTGAAAGCGATGAAAAAGGCGTTCCTGGAGGATGGTGGGAAGCAGATAAGGATGCTTGGAGCCTGTTCGACTGCACCGAGGACGAGCTGGAAAGGATAGACTGACATGGACGAGTTTCGTATTATTTACCGCATTCTGCGGTCATTGGAAAAGAGCCTTGACCTGGAAGAGCCGGATATGATGGCGATCAGCGCGGAATATCTTGGCGTGTCCGTCCCGAAATGGTCACGCCTTATGAAAATGCTGGTAGACGATGGGTACATTGACGGCATCATTGTGGTCGATGTTGACAACGCCCCTTATCCGTTCGTGAAGCTGAGTAACCCAGTCATTACCAAATCAGGGCTTGAATATTTACAGGAAAACAGCCTGATGAAAAAGGCGGCGAACTTAGCAAAAGGCGTTCGGGGGATGTTGCCATGAGCGATTCTATGCACATCGAGATCACCGACAACAGCAGCCTTGTCAAAGAAGAGTTCGAAGCCGCCGTACTTCGTGCGCTGGAGAAATGTGGACTGACGGCGGAAGGGTACGCCAAAAAGCTGTGCCCGGTGGATACAGGAAATCTGAGGAACAGCATCACGCACCAGGTTGTGGAAGGTGAGGATGCAGTTTACATTGGAACCAACAGCGAATATGGGACTTATGTGGAATTAGGCACCGGAAAATATTACCCCGGCGGCCGGCCTACTCCATGGGTATACCAAGATGACAAAGGCAACTGGCATCTCACCCACGGCCGGCGGGCAAAGCCCTATATCAAACCGGCGGTGGCGGAACATGTACAGCAGTACAAAGGGATTATTGAGAGTGAATTAAAGGGTTAATCCTTGTGTTTTCTCAGGAAACACATTATAATAAAACAAGGGGGAATTTGGTGAAAGAATCAGCGAAACCACTCCTGAAAGCATCCATTGAAAATGCAAAGCAAAGCATCATTGAAACCCTTGCGAAGGGAAACCGTGTTCTTATCGTTCCAGTGAAGGATGGGACAAGGATTTTTGATGTAGAGCAGAAGGAGATTAAGCCAAAGCATCCTATTTAAATTCCATACAAGTCCTCTTCCTAAGCGTTGGAAGAGAAGAACCGAGCGTGGTTGACCTATAAGAATTTCTTATAGGTTGGCCACGCTTTTTCTTTTGGTAAAACCCGCGAATCACAGCGGTTTTTATACAACATTTCTAGGGTAGCACCCGTAACAGCGAGAAAGGAATGTAACTATGTTTGACATCGACAGCATTATCAAGAAGCACGTGGCCGAAGATGGCTCCATCCCTGCCGAGGCCGTCGCCAAGCTGGCGCAGGCTGTCAACTCCTCCGTTGGGCGTGAATTTGTGGACAAGGCCAGATACACCGAAAAGCTGACCGAGATCGAAACGCTCAAAACCGAGAAGCAGACCGCCGAGGACAGCGCAACCACCGCCGGGAAGTGGAAGGAAAAATACGAAGCCTTACATGGAGAGTTTGAGGATTTCAAAAAAGCTCAGATTTCCAAAGAGACCAAAGCAGCCAAAGAAGCGGCGGCAAGGTCCTACTATCAGGAAAGAGGCATCACCGGCAAGGCGCTGGACATCGCTATGCGGGGCAGCGGCGCGGAGATTGAGGCTCTTGAGCTGGTAGACGGCAAGATCAAGGACGCTGCAGCGCTGGAAGCTCTGGTGAAAGGAGATTTCTCCGGCCTTGTAAGCACCACCACAACCACCGGCGCGAACACCGCCACGCCGCCAACTGGAGATGCCGGCAAGAAGGAAAACGAGGCAAACAGCAGAGCGGCGATCATTGCCGCGCAGTATCACGCCAATCTTTACGGCGATAACAAAAAGGAGTGACAACAAATGTCTTTTATGGGAAAGGTACAGCAGGGCCAGTGCTACGCACCCGGCTGGTTCCTGGCAAATAATGAGGACTGCACCCGCGAGACCCGGCAGGTTGCCCAAGCGGGCGCTGAGGCCGGCGAGAATGGGGCTAAGTACGTCAAGATGGGCACGGTCTACCCCGCCAATGACGGCACGGCTATCGGCATTGTATACGAGGACGTGGATGTGTCCACCGGCGATATGCCCGGTTCTGTGGTTACAAAGGGCGAGGTCTACGAGGACCGTCTCCCCGTTGCCCTGGCTACGGCGGCAAAAACCGCGCTGACCGGCAAGGGATTCACGTTCAAAACTACGCCGGAAGTAACCCGGCCCTACTGAGAAAGGAGTGACATAAATGCCTGTTTGGAAAGACAACATTCTGGGCCTTGTGCCCGATCAGGATTGGCTAAGCATCGGATTCACGCCCACCCGGCAGAATGACCCCATCGACGGCCTGTTTGATGATGTGCGAACCGACAATCTTGTGGCCTACTGGCAGACCATCGCGGCGGAGTACCAGATTCCTATGATGGCCCAGTTCCACGCCTTTGACACTGAGGCGCAGACCACATTCCGTGTTCCCGTGGACACCCACTACATCGAGAAGGGCCTTGTCAAGGTCAAGATCAACCAGTCTGAGCGTATGCGGGCGCTGCTGCGCTCCGGCGTCCGGGAGGATGCGCTCTATGACTACGTCATCCGGGACGGCGCACGGCTGGCGGAGCAGGTCATTACCCGCTCCAAGGTCGCTAAGAACGAGCTGATGGCCACCGGCAAGATCACCATCAAGGAGAACAACCTGAACCTGTCTCCTGACTACGGTGTGACCGCTGAGCAGACCGCCTTTGAGCTGGATTTGTCCCCGGACGCCGACGTGCCCGCCCAGCTTCAGGCCATTGTGGACGCAGCGTTGGCAAAGGGCGTGACTCTGACCGGCTTCCAGACCTCCCGGAAGAACATTACCAAGATGCGGAACAACGCCGCCGTGCAGAAAGCAATTAATGGCAATATCGGCGCGGGTGCTCTGGTAAGCAGCTCCGCCATGACCGATTATCTGGAAACTGAGTTCGGCCTGGGCCGTGTCATCACCAACGACCTGACCTACGGTGCGGAGGCTGAGATTGGGACGGACGGACGGCCTAACATCACCACCGCCCGCTACTATCCCGACAACAAGATTACCTTCTTCGCGACCAACCCCGCCGGTCGGCTGGGCACCGTTGCGTGGGGCGACCCGCCCGAGGCCACCGTGGGCAGTCTGGGCACTGCCACCTCCAGCTCTGAGAGCCCCTATGTGTACATCGATCAGTGGA